GGTGCATGAAACTCCGGTACAACGTCTACGTACCTACGGCTGATTTCGTTCCACACTAAGCCCACCTGATGCTTCACAAGCTGCCTAGCGACAAACACGGGTGCTTTGATCCTAAATTGCACCTGTACATGTCCGAAGGGTGTCCAGTGGTTGTGCTTTGCTAGATACTTAATTAGCTTTTTGTCCCTACTACCGAACTCCTCTGACTCACCAGCGAAGGACACTCTGGCAGCATTAACTACCGTTAGGTCTGACCCCATGATGTCTAATAATTCTACATTCATACTACATAACTCCTATTGGTTGGCTGGTGCTACCTAAATTAACGTAAAGCAAGACCAGTACAAAACCAAAAATTGTGCAGACAATCCAGAATACAGTGTTAAACTCGTCTTCCGTAATGTTACCCTCAGCAATGTCTGTGAATATGTCGCACAATGCTCTGTAGAGTCTCTTGAATATGTTCATACGTCTACTCCGTGTAATCTTAAAGCCGCTATAATTCTGTTATTAGCCTTGAGTTTTTTCTTAATAACGGCCACATAATTCTTAGCTGTTCTGTGCGAACAGTGTATTTTTTCTGCTATCTCAGCGTCAGTACATCCTAATTTTAAATAAGATGCTGCTTGATTTTCTCGTTTTGTTAGGTTCATGATACGTTTACAAACTCCTGTCTGATAGTTAGTTCAACAATGACCTCACCGTCAGGGTGACACCTGTACAGCTCAATAAGCTTGTCCCTAAGCTGTAACATTTCTGTAAGATGCATGGACTCGCTTTCTTCGGACTCGTAGTCTCTATAGGCAGTAACACAGGCCAGTACAAACTTTTTATGTTTCTTGACTACGTTGTCCACTACTTTGTGTGACCACCAGTAGGCTTCTAGCACATAGTCTGCCTCAGTGTCCATTTTTATAGCCATGCTGGTGCACTCCTTTTTGTCCATCTCATGTCAATCTCACTCCTTCTTGCTTTGTAATAATTACGGTAAGCCTGCACTGTGTCCTCTGCCTTGCACTCGTCATAGATGCACTGTGGTGGTGGTGTGAATGGTAAGTCAGGCAGCGCTGCTGGTACTGCTTTTAGGTACTGTAGTTTTTCGCGTTGTGTCTTGTGAATCCTACCGTATCTGTAACGGTACTCCGCAAGTAATGCCTCTAGATGCTCTAAGCCCCATTTGTAGGCAATCTGAGACGATCTGAGCCACTTTGTGCTTGGGTGATTCTTATGGGTCATCTTGTACACAAAAGGCGCTTGTGGCGTCTCTGTGAGCCTGTGAGCAGTACTCAGCATTTGTGCAGTCTCAAGGATCATCTTAACTACATGCTTGTCGCACTGGTACTGTGCCGCAGTCTGTGGATTGACGCTAGTATAAAAAAGGTTCATACGGTTCCCTCTGTTTTAATGATGATTTCAGGGCCATTGCTATTCGTTATCTTGTCCCCTGCTTTGACATAGTAACCGCCATAGGCCGCTTGTTCAATAGCTGAGTAGGCATTAGTTGCTCTAAACGTGCCCCTGTTAGTCCAGCTTAGGCCACCTTTAGGCAACCAGTCTGCTTTAGGGACACTTTCCCAAATGGTGTAGCGTTTTGTTTTGTCAGTGTACATAAAAAATTGGCTCATTGTCTAAAATTTCCTGTAATTGCTCATGGTGGTCTAACAGTAGACCATGACCGTCTAAAACAACCATTGCATGCCTGTCTAAATCCAGCAAGATACCCTCTAAAAATGCCACAGCCTCTCTGCGCTGAGACATCCCAAACTCTCTACCCTCTATGATAATCATGCAAAAAGTCCTCCTCCGCTATCATCCGATCTCTTTGCGCCGTGTTTAATATGTCCATTGCATGCAGCAAGGTTTTAGACTGTTCATCCGTCAAAGTAACCTCAGATTCTCTGAAATCATACAAACCCACAAACAGTTTTAAGATTTCTTTTCGTGTTAGTTTTGGATTGTTAGTCATTTTTCCAAGTCTCCAAAGATTCTTTTCGGTATCTCTCCGCTACTTTGCGCTGTCTTTCCAGCGACCTACGCTCGCTTGTCACTGCCCTATAAAAGACATACAAGACTAGTATCCCTATAATTTCCATACTTTATATCTCCTTAGGCTACCTTAGGTATCTTTAGTATATTATCTATAGAATATATTCTAAAGGATACTTTAGGTAGATTTTACAGGCACCCAAAAACCTTGTCAAGCATTATTTTTAGATTTTTGTGTCTTTTTTAGTCTTCACCCACTAACTCTATGGTGTACCATTCAGCGTCGGCAGTGTACGATACGCCCTCCTTCATTAAGTCCACCAAAAGCCTTGTAAATGTCTCTATGTCTGGGCACTCTATCCTGTACATTGTGTTCTATCCTCTGTGGGTTTCAAGGGTTTACTTTAACTTGCAAAATAGAGCATTTCCAGTAAGACAATAGACCCAAAGATGGCAAAAGATCCTAAAAAAGACAGTAATGCATCAAATGCTACCGTTTTGTAAAGTTTGGTCTTTGTCATACTGTCACTTCCTCTGCACTATAGAAAAATATTGCTTGTAGCACTGTATCATCTGACAAGCAAACAGCCTTTGGAAAGCAACCGTCATCCTCTAGCGCCTCACTCATACCGTGTAGGTCTACCGTGTAAACATCATCCTCTAGGTTGTCTATAATGTGATCTGCTATGCCATAGCGACCCCTAACAAACTTTAACCATCCTAATTCACCGTCTGTCAGCCTGTATCGCTCGCCGTCTGTTAGCTGGTAGTGGTAGTTCTCAAAGTCACCGTCTTGTGCCCGTAGGCTGTCGTGAGTATGAATCATGTTATAGTTCCTCCACTAGTTTATAGACTATTTCTACGTCTCTAATATCGCCTAAAAGGTTTTCAAAGTCAGCTCTACCGAAATACTGCTCACCAACTTCGCCAATGTGCCATAAACCTTCACCGTATTGACCGTTTAACCATTCACAGAGATTATCTACGAATGCTTCGTCATCGTCCATTATTCCGGTGTAGTCACCATTGACCAGCGCTGGCAATGCAAACGCTGGTACTTTGTAGGTGTCGGCTTCAAATACTATATTCATGCTATGCTACCTCCTTCTTGTTTAAACGATTAGCGACTCCAGTGGCTTTGCTCTTGCTCCACAAATTGCCCCACTCGTTTTCCCACTCTCCGTTAACATACAAGACCACTCTAAAATCAGGGTGCTCTGTACCATTGATTATGGAAGATTTCGCCTGTTCAACTCTGTACTCAATACTAAAAGACATACTATGCTACCTCCTTTAATCTTCTGTTAATCTTTCGTAAACTTCGCGCCAGTTGACCTGCGACAATGCGTCCATGATGATATCATGACGGAAAAATAAGTCCATATTCTGTGCCTGAATGTCTGCCTCTGGGAACATGATTTCGTCCACCATATCTTTAAGCTCAATACAGGCGTCGTATGAATCACCGCAGCGCTGTAATATTTCTTGCGCGGTGTTGTAGTAGCCTTGATCGTTGGCAATGTGTAGAACTATCGTATCAGTTGCTAAGCCCATCTTGTGTTGCTCCTCTGTAAGTGATGTGCCTATAGTATCAACCCAATCGGACAATGCAAGCACTTATTTTTGTCTTTATAACGCACCATAAGTAAGACTTATAGTAGTCTGTATGTCTTCCAATCGTTGCCAATCTGTGTTAGGGACATGGGTTGCTATAGGCTACTATAGGCTACTATAGGCTCCCAATGCTCCCCTCACACTTGCAAATAGTATGCCAATGGCCCCAATGGCATGCATCTTGCTAGACATGCAAGGACTATGCCAACCTTAGGGGCCATGCAAGATCTGTGCCAACCTTTAGGCATGCAAGAAGTGTGCCAATAGTTATCCACAAGTTATCCACAGGCTACTAGCATGCAAATAGTGTGCCAATAAAACCAAAGGGCCCGTGTTTTCAGGGGCGGGGAGGGGGCTGGCTTCTGGCTATAATTAGTAGTACCCCCCTAGACACAAAAAAGTAGCATTTTGAACACTAAAGTGCACCAAAAAAAAGCATTTTAGTACACTAATAGGCACTAATTATTAGTAAATTCTGTAGATCAACTTCTTGAATTCCATAGATTTTGTCAATGGTTGACTAAATGGTCAAATGGTGGGCTAATGGAAGACACAAATATGCAATATTTTAGCTAAAAGTAGCCTAAAGGGGTTGACTTTTAGTAAAAAATATGCTATAATATACAGGTAAACTAAAGCAGCTTAAGAAGAAAACTTTAAAGAAATAAAATAAAGAAATATCCTAACGCTGCCTTAGGTATCCTTAAGTATCTTATACAAGTACCGCAGGTGCGGCTAAAGGCAATACTTATGTCCGAAGGTAACTTACCTAGAAAAAGAGGTAGACCTAAAAAATCCGAAGTTGTGTCTAATAAGAAAGGCCATAGGAATGCAGTAGGTAGACCTAAAGGTGACGCAGCTATCATTAATGAGTACAAAGCTCGTATGTTAGCATCCCCTAAGTCACAAAAAGTCTTAGACAGTATCATGAATGCTGCTTTAGACGACGATCACAAACATCAAGCAGCAGCTTGGAAACTAATGATGGACAGAATGCTACCCATAAGCTACTTTGAAAAAGATAAGCTTAGTAACGGTAGGAATAGTGTCTCCATTACTATTAGCGGTATTAACACCGAAGCATCCATAGACACTTCAAGCACTATAGAAGGAGACTTTACAGAACATGAGTAAAGAATTTAAATATTTTACTTATGAAGAGTTTAACTGTCAAGAGACAGGTAATAATGCTATGTCCATAAACTTTATACATCGTTTAGATGAGCTTAGAGAAAAGTGTGGTTTCCCCTTTACTATCACCAGTGGTTATAGAGATAGGACTCATAGTGTTGAAACTAAGAAAAAAACTGTGGGTAAGCATGTATTAGGGATAGCTGCGGACATAGCCGTTAAGGACGGTAATCAGAAATATTTAATTGTAAAAAATGCTATGGAAATGGGCTTTGGGGGCATAGGGGTTGCCAAAACGTTTATTCATGTGGATGATCGTAAGTCTGTACCTGTAGTTTGGTCTTATTAGTGTCCGAACTAAATATTAACTTACTGCCTTGGCAGCAGGAGGTCTGGGAAGACCCTACACGCTTTAAGATAGTAGCTGCGGGTAGACGTACAGGTAAGTCTCGTTTAGCAGCATGGTTATTAATTGTTAATGCTTTACAGACTGATAGAGGTACTGTCTTTTATGTGGCCCCAACTCAGGGTCAAGCTAGAGACATTATGTGGGAAACCTTAATGGACTTAGGGCATCCCGTAATATCCTCCAGTCATATAAATAATTTACAAATAAAATTAGTCAATGGGGCTACAATAAGCCTCAAAGGTGGAGATAGACCGGAAACAATGCGGGGTGTCTCCCTAAAGTTTTTGGTCTTGGATGAATACGCAGACATTAAACCTGACGTATGGGAACAAATTCTAAGACCTGCTCTAGCTGACCAAAAGGGTCATGCTTTGTTCATAGGTACGCCTATGGGACGAAACCACTTCTATGATCTGTATAAATATGCGGATCTAAGTGATGATACGTCTTACAAAGCATGGCATTTTACTAGCTACGACAACCCTCTATTAGATGAAGAGGAGATAAACACAGCTAAAAAGTCAATGTCCAGCTACGCCTTTAGACAGGAGTTCATGGCTTCCTTTGAAGCCAAAGGCTCCGAAATGTTTAAAGAAGACTGGGTACAGTTTGCCAGCAATAAACCGGAATACTTTGACTGTTACATTGCTGTGGATTTGGCGGGGTTTCAGGACGTATCTAAAAAGAAGTCTAAAAATACTCGTCTTGATAATACAGCCATTGCAGTTGTCTTTGTAAATGAAGACGGATGGTACGTAGAAAATATTATATACGGTAGGTGGACTTTAGAGGAGACTGCTCAAAAGATCTTTCAAGCCGTTAGGGACTATAAACCCATTAGCGTAGGTATTGAGAGAGGTATCGCTAAACAGGCGGTTATGTCTCCCTTAGTGGACATGATGAAGCGTAACGGTTTCTTTTTTAGAGTTGAGGAGTTGTCTCACGGAAACCAAAAGAAGACTGACAGAATTATGTGGGCTTTACAGGGTAGGTTTGAGAACGGTATTATAAGCTTAAGCAAAGGAGAGTGGAACAGTCGCTTTTTGGACGAACTGTTTCAGTTTCCAGACCCCCTAACTCATGACGACTTAGTGGATGCTTTAGCCTACGTAGACCAGTTAGCAAAGGTTGCTTATGCTGGAGATTTTGAACAGTACGATGAATTTGAAACTTTAGACTCCGTAGCAGGATATTAAATATATGGAAGATTACAACGAAGACAGTAAGCCTTTAATGATCCAAGAAGCTTTGGAAGACTGGGTTATTACTAAGTGTGACTTATGGCGAGATCACTTTGAAGCAAACTACGCACAAAAGTTTGACGAATACTACAGACTTTGGAGAGGTATCTGGGCACAGGAAGATGTGACCCGAGAATCAGAAAGATCTAAGATTATCAGTCCAGCCCTACAACAAGCAGTGGAGAGTTCCGTTGCAGAAATTGAAGAAGCAACCTTTGGAAGAGGAAAGTTTTTTGACATCAAGGATGATGCTAATGATCCTGATAAAGCTGACATTGTATATCTCCGTTCTCATTTGCATCAAGACTTTGAAAAAACTAAAGTTAGGAAAGCTGTTGCGGAGTGTCTTATCAATGCCGCTGTCTTTGGTACGGGGATTGCTGAAGTTGTTATTGCCGAAGAAAAAGAAATGAAACCCGCTACTCAGCCCATTATGGGAGGGGATTTAACTGCTGTGGGTGTAAGCATTACCGACAGGACTGTTGTTAGCATGCGTCCTGTTATGCCTCAAAACTTTCTTATTGATCCCGTTGCTACTTCCGTAGAAGAATCTTTGGGTGTAGCTGTGGATGAGTTTGTTTCAGCACACACAGTAGAGCAATTACAGGAGGCTGGTGTTTACAAAAAGTGTCACATAGGCACAGCAGCTCCTGACTTTGACATTGAACCCGACCAAGACTTGACTTCTTACACTGATGATAAAGTCCGTCTTACTAAATACTACGGTTTAGTGCCTACGTACTTGTTAAAGGACGCACAGGCTCAGTTGTCTCGTTCCGAAGAAGAACAAGAAGAAGAAGACGAAGAAATTGTAGAGTTAGACAAAGAAGGTGGAATGTTTGATGATGAGGAAGAAAACTACTACACTGAAGCAGTTGTTGTTATAGCTAACGGCGGTATTCTGTTAAAAGCGGAAGAAAATCCTTACATGATGGGCGACAGACCCATTGTAGCTTTCCCATGGGACGTAGTACCTTCACGTTTCTGGGGCAGAGGAGTCTGTGAAAAAGGCTACAACAGCCAAAAAGCACTGGACGCAGAGATCAGAGCACGTATAGACGCTTTGGCCCTTACAGTGCATCCTATGATGGCTATGGACGCTACACGTATTCCCAGAGGATCAAGACCGGAAGTACGAGCAGGTAAGCTTATCCTGACCAACGGTAATCCAGACGAAATCTTAAAGCCATTTAACTTTGGACAAGTCAGTCAGATTACCTTTGCACAGGCTGACGCACTTCAGAAGATGGTACAGACCGCTACAGGAGCCATTGACTCAGCGGGTATAGCAGGGAGTATTAATGGTGAAGCAACGGCTGCCGGTATTAGTATGTCTCTTGGTGCTATTATTAAGCGCCACAAGCGTACACTAATTAACTTTCAAGAATCTTTCCTAATTCCCTTTGTAACCAAAGCTGCCCACAGATACATGCAGTTTGACCCTGAGAATTATCCCGTTGCTGACTACAAGTTTAATGCTACGTCTACCTTAGGTATTATGGCCCGAGAGTACGAAGTTACACAGCTTGTACAGTTGCTACAAACAATGAAGGCAGACTCACCTTTGTACAGTTCTTTGATATCAGCAATCATTGACAACATGAATGTGTCTAACCGTGAAGAGTTAATTCAACGTTTAGAGCAAGCAGGTCAGCCTACACCGGAGCAACAGCAAGCACAACAAGCTGCACAACAAGCTCAGATGCAGTTTCAACAGTCTCAAACAGCGGCTCTCTCAGGACAAGCTCAAGAGTCTCAAGCAAGGGCGCAGAAGATTGCTATGGAAACACAGCTTATGCCTCAGGAGCTTGAGATTGACCGCCTGAAGGCTGTGACGACTAATCTTAAAGCAGGAACGGAGGACGACAAAGAGTTTGAACGTAGACTTAAAGTGGCTGACATGCTGCTTAAAGAAAAAACTATGAAAAATAAAACTAACGGTACTACAACCAGCAGCGCCGCTGCAATACCACTACAACCGAGAGGGCCAAATGGTCAGTAATAGAGAACTGGAAGAAGTAGTAGCACAGATTAACCGTAACTTTGAACTAATATTTAGCAGATTGGAGGCTTTAGAAAGTGCCAACGAAGAAAGACCCAAAACTAGCAAAGGCGGGAGTAAGCGGGTACAACAAGCCGAAGAGGACGCCTAACCACCCTACTAAATCTCATGTAGTTGTTGCTAAGGAAGGTGACAAAACAAAAACTATTAGGTTTGGACAGCAGGGAGTCAGTGGTGCGGGTAAAGCCCCTAAGACTGAGAAAGAAAAAGCCAGACGCAAATCATTTAAAGCTCGTCATGCAAAGAATATTGCAAAAGGTAAGATGTCAGCAGCGTACTGGGCAAACAAGGAGAAGTGGTAGTGGCAGGTCTATATGATAATATTCACGCTAAACGTAAGCGTATTGCTGCGGGTAGTGGAGAAAAGATGAGAAAGAAAGGCGCTAAGGGCGCTCCCACCGCTAAAAACTTTAAACAAGCAGCTAAAACAGCCAAAAAGAGGAAAAAATAATGCCAATGGTCAAAGGAAAAAAGTACCCTTACACTAAAGAAGGTAAGGCAGCAGCTAAGAAAGCAGCAGGAAAAGCTAAACCTAAAAAGAAGCCTATGAAAAGAGGATACTAAAATAATACTTGACTTTTAGACAAAAATGTGCTATAATAAAGATGTACATTAAGTACATTACTTAAACTGTCCCATAGAGGAGAAACAGATGAACGATCAAGAATTTGAAAATTACACCCGAAGTATGCAAGAGATGTTCCGTAGCGAAGGTTGGGAATATTTCTTAAATGATATCAAAGGAGGCGTACCCAACGTGAACTCCGTTGAAGCTGCTAAGGATGTAAATGACTTATTCTTCCGTAAAGGTCAGTTGGCTGTTATGGCTAACATCCTCAATCTTGAAGCACAACTAGACAGCGTTATAGAAGAACGCAACAACCCACAAACTGAGGGTCAAGAGGAAGCCGCTTAATGCGCTTACTTTTTGATTTCAGGTGTTCTGACAATCACGTTACGGAGGCTTTAGTGGCCTCCGACGTTACAGAACATTTGTGTGGTTTGTGCAGTAAAACTGCTAAAAGAATTATATCTCCTGTCCGTTGCTCACTTGACCCCATCAGTGGGGACTTTGTAGGTGCGACTATGAAGTGGGCGAAACAACGCGAACAGAAGATTAAACAAGAAAGAAAGGCAAACTCTTAGCAGACCTTTCTACATGAACCATATCACTCCATAATACGTTAGTACGGAGATTTAATAATGGCTACACTTATAGACGAGCGTTTGGAAGACGACGAACAACAAGCTGACCCTCAAGTAGAGGAAACTCAGTTTGAAGAAGACAACGAAGAAGCACAGATACCTGACAAGTACAAAGGCAAATCAGCCGAAGACCTTGTAAGGATGCACCAAGAAGCTGAAAAGCTTTTAGGGCGTCAAAGTGCAGAAGTTGGTGAGCTTAGACAAGTCGTTGATAGTTACATACAAACACAACTCTCACAACAATCAGCACCACAACAAGATGAAACTGTTGATGAGGTAGATTTTTTCTCTGATCCAGAGACTGCTGTAAAAAGAGCTATAGACAATCACCCTAAGATTAGGGAAGCTGAAGAGATCAGCGCACAGTACAGAAAAACTACTGCACTGTCTCAGCTACAAACGAATCATCCTGACATGGAAAAAATCTTAAAGGATGAAAAGTTTGCGGATTGGATTAAAGCTTCTAAAATACGGACTCAGTTGTTTGCACAAGCGGACAAGAATTATGATTACGAAGCAGCCAATGAGCTGTTTAGCTTATGGAAAGAACGTAATCAGGTTGTTCAACAAACAGCTCAAGCTGAACAAGCAGGACGCAAACAGGCTGTTAAAAAAGCCGCTACGGGTTCCGCTAAGGGCAGCACAGAAACTAAGACGAGAAAAATCTATCGCAGGGCAGACATTATTAAACTTATGCGTACAGACCCTGAACGATACCAATCATTGTCCGATGAGATTATGAAAGCTTATCAAGAAGGGAGGGTACGAAACTAATATATTAAGGAAAAAATATTATGGCTACTTCAGTATGGCCCAGCCAAACAGGTGCGGTAGATAATACTCGCGCCGCAACTTTTATCCCCGAGATTTGGAGTGACGAAATCGTTGCTGCATATCAGTCTAACCTTGTCCTTGCTAATCTTGTTAAGAAGATGTCAATGACTGGTAAGAAGGGTGACACCATCCACATTCCTAAGCCCACCAGAGGCGTTGCTACTGCTAAGGCAGCAAAGACCGCTGTTACTATTCAGGCTGACACTGAGGGTGAAGTACAGATCGTAATTGATAAGCACTTTGAATACTCTCGTATGATTGAAGATATTACAGAAGCACAAGCTTTGTCTTCACTCCGACAGTTCTACACCGGAGACGCAGGTTATGCTCTTGCCAAGCAAGTAGACAATGACTTGTTTACTTTGGGTAAGTCTTTTGGTGACGGTGACGGTTCAGACTGGACTAACAGTGCTACGTTTATTGTTAATTCAGGCGGCACTGGCCTTGACGCTTACGCAGGGGCAGGTACTGTAAATGCTTTCACTGACGCTGGCTTCCGAGCTTTGATTCAAAAGATGGACGACGCAGACGTACCGATGGACAACCGTTCATTTGTTGTACCTCCTTCACTCCGTAATGCAATTATGGGTGTTGAGCGTTATGTGTCTTCTGACTTTGTTGACGGTCGGGGTGTACAAAACGGTAAGATTGGTAACTTGTACGGCATTGACGTATTCGTAACCAGCAACTGTCCTTTGACGTACACCACCACTGTTAAAGCTGCCTTCCTTGTCCACAAAGACACGATGGTAATGGCTGAACAGCAAGGCATCCGCTCACAGACTCAGTACAAGCAAGAGTTCTTGGGTACGCTTTACACGGCAGATACTCTGTACGGTGTTAAGACGTTACGTCCAGAATCAGGTTTTGTATTGGCTGTAGCCGCTTAATCTATAAAAATATGTGTGAGGGAAAGCCTTAGGGTAAGTACCTCACTTTTTATTCATTTATTTTTTTAGTAACAGCGGAGAGTAAGTATGGCGATATTTAGAGGGGACGGAGGATCTGGAGACAGTAGTACAGATGCCTACGCCAGTCAAATAGCAGTCTACGCTCAAACTGCTACTACAAAAGCAAATGAAGCTGAAGCCTCTGCAACGGCAGCGGCAGCTAGTGCAACTAACGCTGCTTCAAGTGAATCTGCTGTAGATGCAGACGCGATTGCAGCCGCAGCCAGCGCCACAGCAGCCGCTACAAGTGAAACAAACGCTGCAACTTCAGAAACTAATTCAGCCACTAGTGCAACCGCTGCGGCAACCAGTGAAACTAATGCAGCCACTAGTGCTACTAATTCAGCAACCTCTGCAACCAACGCAGGAACGTCAGAGACGAACGCAGCGGCTAGTGCTGCCACAGCTACTACTAAGGCTACGGAAGCCGCCACAAGCGCCTCAGATGCGTCTGGGAGTGCCACAGCGGCCAGCAACAGTGCCACTAACGCTGCTACAAGTGAAACCAACGCAGCCACTAGTGAAACTAATGCTTCAACCTCTGAAACAAATGCCGCAACCAGTGCAACTAACGCTGGCACTAGTGAAACTAATGCAGCAGCCAGTGCTACAGCAGCATCGACGAGTGAAAGCAATGCAGCTACTTCAGAAACCAACGCAGCAGCAAGTGCCACCAGCGCATCCAATAGCGCCACCACAGCTACAACCAAAGCAGGTGAGGCAGCAACTTCAGCTACAAATGCAGCAACGTCAGCAAGCAATGCTTCAACTTCTGAAACAAATGCTGGCAACTCTGCAACGGCTGCTGCTACGTCAGCTACCAACGCTGCAACCTCAGAAACCAACGCATCTAACAGTGCAACAGCGGCGTCTACGAGCGAAACTAATGCTGGCGCAAGCGCAACGGCAGCAGCAAGTAGTGCTACAGCAGCAGCAACCAGTGAGTCAAACGCAGCAGCAACTTTAGCAGCTTCCGCGTTAAAAGCTAACAATTTATCTGACTTAGCTGACGCAGCGACTGCCAGAACTAACTTAGGTTTAGGCACAGCGGCTACTACTGCTTCTACGGACTACGCTACTGCTGCTCAAGGTACTTTAGCTGACTCAGCATTACAATCAAACTCAACTCTAAACGCAGACAATATGACAACAGGTACGCTTTCAGGCGGCACTTACTAAAGAGGAACTTAAACAATGGCTACAACGATTGTAACTAAAAATGGCACAGGTGCCCCAACGGACTCCGACTTAGTAGCTGGGGAGCTTGCCGTAGACTTAACTAACGGACGTTTGTACACAACTGACCTAGACAGTGGTGGTACTGTTATTGAAATTGGGTTGAACCCAAGTGGCAACGTAGACGTAACGGGTACTGTGACTGCTGATGGTTTGACTGTTGGAGATACTTCTTTTTCTTTTAGTGCCGTCTATATTATTTCATCAGCAACTGGTGAGTCTGAGTTACGCATGGGTGATACAGACACCGACGCAGGCTCTATTGCATATACAAACTCTGACGACACAATGACATTTAGAGCCGCCGCTGGTGCAAGAATGTCTTTAGACTCCACAGGCATCGACGTAACGGGTACTTTGACCACAACAGGCAGCGTCGGGATTGGGACGAGTAGTCCCGCATCAGAGCTTCATGTAAAAAGTTCAGGAACTTCATCAGATACGTTAACTATTGAAAACTCAACAGGTAATGGTAGTTGGAGGGTTAAAGAAGGCAGTAGTAGTAACGCTTTATTACAAGGTTATAACGCAAGTAATTCTGAAACCATTAGATTAGACCCAACTTCAGATACGTTTTTTAATGGCGGCAACGTCGGGATTGGGACGAGTTCGCCATTTTTTACAACAGCAGGAAGAAGTTCTCTTTCTGTAAACGGAACTAGCAGCTCAATACTTGCATTTGGGAAAGGCGGTTCTAGCGAGAATTATATTCTGGCTGACGCTGGTGGACTCACTATTGCCAACACTAGCGCAACACTGCCTACGACATTTTTTAACAATGCCTCAAATAGCATGACCATTGATGCAAGCGGCAACGTCGGGATTGGGGCATCAAGTGCGCTCACAAGTACCTATCTTAGTAAGGCATTTGTTTATACCGCGGGCGGCGCAAATTTTGCTATTGGCGGTACAAGCAACACTAACAATGCAGTATTAGGCCGATTCACTTTCTATAACATAGCCAACAGTAACTCTGGCAATGAAAGCTCTGCTAATTTTTATGGAGTAACAAGCATAGAATCTGTTGTGGTCACCACAGACAGCAATGCAGGAGCTGATAGCGGCGGTTCT